GCCGCAGCGTTCACTGGATGCGCGAGCGCTACTACGGCGGCACCTTCGTTGATGACGCTGACACCAAGTGGGTGACCGATGCCGCAGCTGGGAACATTGGCGTAATGCCGGTTGACCGAATGCGCCTTTTGGTCACTGCCGTTGAGCGGATGTGCAACTACTGCGCTGGCGCTGACGAGGATCGCAATCCGACCTGTTGGGATGCAGGCTGTCCGCTTCGACCTGTCTCTCCGCTTCCACTCAGGAATCCAAAGTGATGCGCTACGCTTTATCGGCGACGGCGCGACCTTTTGGTGTGCTGCCGTCACTCGCCCTGCCGGTGGAGTCCTCCCATCGGCAGGGTCTAACCTGGGGCAGCGTAGACGCTTGCACGACCATCACGGCTATCGCCGGTCAGCAAGGAACGAGTGGTGCGACTCCACTCCTGCTCCACCACTACAGGAGGGCAAATGGCTAAGGCGCAGGACAAGTTCACCGCTCTCCGAGGATGGGTATCCGACGCGCAGGTACTTCTCGGCGTTGACTCGTGGGAACTCACCATCGTTGAGGCCGCATCCGATGTCGATGCCTGGGCAGACATTGACGCACACGCCCAGCAGCCAACCGCTGACCTTCGCGTCAGCCACGACTTCTGGACGCAGACCCCTGAGAAGCAACGCCTGATCCTGACTCACGAGCTGCTGCACCTAGTGCTGGCTCGATATGCGCGCGTCACCGAGACGATGGAGGAGTCACTCGGCAAGTTAGCGTGGGCAGTCCTAGAGCCACAACTGGAGGACGCAGAGGAACGCGCAACCGAGCATCTCGCTCGCATCTTGGCTCCCTACCTGAGCCTCCCTAACTTCCCCAAGGCGTGAAGCGCACGCAGCGCCCCTGCCTGACCTGCGGCGTACTCACCACGCACGGTGACCGCTGCAATGTCTGTGGACCGCGTAAGGCGACCGAGTGGGCGCGCAACCGTGGACCGTCGCCCTATCGCACGGCTGATTGGCGGAGGCTCTCGATCCAGAAGCGCAAAGAGGTTCCATTCTGCGAACTGTGCGGCCAGAGGGATAACAACCCAAGCAACCCACTCACCGCCGACCATCTCGTTCCACTGGCTGAGGGTGGCGCGTTGATCGTGCCGACCTATATGCTGAGGACGCTATGCAGGACCTGTCACGGCAAGGTGACTAAGCACAAGTAGGAGGACTCAATGGCAAAGATCGTCGCAGTCTCTAACACGCCAATGGCACCGACCGGCTACGGCACGCAGATCGCGCAGCTCGGACTCCGCGCACTAGCGGCAGGTCACGACTTCAGCGTGGCTGCCAACTATGGCGCTCCTGTGAATATGGAGTGGAACGGCATCAAGATCTACGCAGAGGGCTTGCTGAAGTACGCCAACGACTCAGGGCCAGAGAACATCGCCCTGGCTGCTCGTGACGGTGGCTTTGGTCTGACCCTGTTCGATGTGTGGACTGGCGTAGCCGATGGCTGGCACGAACTGCCGCTGGTCTGCTGGGTGCCGGTGGATCACTCGCCTGTGCCACGCCGCGTGGCTGAGTGGTGCATCAAGGGTGGCAACAAGTACATCGTGGCGATGAGCAAGAACGGCGAGCAGCTGCTGCTAGAGGCTGGAGTACCGCGAGACCGCCTGACCTACATCCCTCACGCCATCGACCGCTCGATCTGGAATACGGATGTGCAGCCAGCCAGAGACCTGCTCCGCGTGCCAGAGGATGCACACCTGACCATCATCACGGCGATGAACAAGGGAAAGCGCAAGTCGTTCCCTGAGATGCTGCACGCCTGGACGATGTTCGCCGCAGTCCACAAGGATGCCTACCTCTACCTGCACACCGACAAGTGGGGCCATATGGACGGCATCAACCTGATCCCACTGCTGAAAGCGCTTGGCGCTCCAGAGGATCGCATCCGCTGGGTGAACTCTGTCCAGATGCGCGCAGGCGTACCGGCAGAGATGGTGGCTCGCCTAATGAGATCAGCCGACTGCCTGCTCTTGGCTTCTCGTTCTGAAGGGTTTGGGCTGCCTGTCATTGAAGCACAGAGCGTCGGCACGCCTTGCATCGTCAGCAATCACACGGCGCAGCCAGAGCTAGTGCGTGATCACGGCCACATCGTTGAAGGTCAGGTTCACTGGGAGGACTTCCACGAGTCGTTCGCCTTCATCCCTAATGTCCTGGAGATCCTAGAGGCGCTCCACCTCAACTACATTGCCACCCAGAGCGGCGAGATCAACCGCACCGCACTAGCCGCAACAATGGACGAGTACGACGCAGACAAGGTCTACGCAGAGAAGTGGGAGCCGCTGTTCCAGGCCATCCAGTCAGGCAAGATTAGGCTAGGCGTTGGGCAGACAGAGATCGCCAACCGCGCACAGCGCCGAGCCAAGAAGTGATCGAACACCTGTGCAAGCCTGGAGACATCCGTGGGCTTGGCAAGCGCCGACCGTGTAGCAGGGTGCTGTGGTGCGGTCAGTGTGAGCGAGCCATCGTGCCAGACGCACCGACCTGCGGTGAGTGCAGCTACTGCCGCCGCACACAAGAGCGCAAGGCAGGCAAGCCGTACTGGGCTGGCAAGGACTGGGTGCCTAATGCCGCTCTATGAGTTCAAGTGTCCAACCTGCGGCCGCATCGAGCAGAGACTGCAAGTGAGCTACGAGCCAGTCCGACCGCGCTGCGAGTGTGGACCTTGGATGATCTTGCAACTGGTAGCCACGCCTATCCACTTCAAGGGTCAGGGCTTTGCTAAGCGTGACCGTGACCTCAAGGGGAGGGGCGGTCGAAATCCTAAAGGCTGAGCGTGGTACGGTACCCAGCGACGAGTTCGTCTATCTCTTGTACGGTGTGGAGCCTGCGTAGGGTCTGGAGATTTATTTATGAGCGCCAAGAAACCAGCCGACAAACGGCAGAACCGAGCGACCAAAGACCTTGGCGTGCTGCCCCAGATTGAGGTTGATCCACGCTCGATCCCTACGCCACCGGCACATCTGACCGAGCGCTGGGTCAAGTCTTGGGAAGTCTTCTGGGCTTCGCCCTTCGCTCAGGTCGTTCAGCCTGCGCAGTACCCTGCGCTCGAACGGCTCTTCTCGATGTACGAGGAGCGCGAGCGAATGGATGTCTACCTGCGTGAGGAGCCGATGACCGTAGGCTCACAAGGCCAGAAGATCCTCAATCCGATGTATCGTCAACGCACAGCAGTTGATGCCGAGATCCGGCAGCTGGAGGATCGGTTCGGTCTGCACCCCAAAGCAGGGCTGCAACTGGGCATCGTCTATGGGGAAGCCGCTCGCAGCCTGGAGGAACTGAATGCAAGGATCACCAACGCCACCATTGCGGAAGCCAACAGCGAAGCAGACCCACGCTACATCGAAGCCGACACCGCTGAAGACACCGCAGAAGAGGCCGCTCTACTCGTCGCCGATTAGCAGTCCACCGCCACCCTCTTGGGGCGGCTTGGTCTGCCGGTGGATTGAGACCAATCTCGTTCACGGTGAGGGCGACAAGTTCGGCGAGCCGTTCCGACTAGAGCCGTGGCAGCGTGCCTACATCTGGCGCATCTACGAGTACGACCCCACGACCAACAAGCGCACGGTCAAGCGCGCCCTGCTCGGCACGCCGAAAGGCAACGGCAAGACCGAGCTGCTCGCCGCTATCGCCTTGGCTGAACTGGCAGGACCCAAGGCTCCGCGCTCGCCCAACATCCCCATCGCTGCTGCGTCGTTCGAGCAGGCTGACCTGCTCTTTGGCACCGCTCGGATTATGCTCACGCAGGGTCCACTCGCCGCGCACTTTGAGGTCTACGACACCGAGATCCTGATCAAGGATCGCCCAGGCCGGATGTACCGAGTGGCGGCTGCAGCCGGTACGAATGACGGTGGGCGACCTACCTGCTTCATCGCAGACGAGCTGCACGAGTGGACTGGCAACAAGGAGCGCGTGCATCTCGTGCTGTCCAACTCTCTTGCCAAGCGCGCAGAGGCGCTCGAACTGAACATCTCAACGGCAGGCTCAGACGAGAACACCCTGCTCGGCAGGATGCTGACCTACGCCAAGCGCATCGCCTCTGGCGAAGTGGCTGACCCATCCTTCCTTGTCGAGTGGTGGGCGGCCGCTGACAGCCACGATCTAGAGACCGATGAGGGCCGCAGGGCTGCGCTAGAGCAGGCGAACCCTAGCGCTCCTGCCTTCGTGGACCTTGACAGACTGTTGGCACGAGCCAACGAAGTGCCGATGCACGAGTGGCAGCGCTACCACCTGAACCGCTTCGTGCAGCCGCCAGACCGCTGGATTGGTGCCGAGTCGTGGGCGAGACTGAAGGAGCCTGACCGCGTACTCGTACCAGGCGAGCAGATCAGCGTGGGCTTCGACGGCTCGTATGCGCGAGACGCGACGGTGCTGACCGGCTGCACGATGGACGGCTACATCTTTCTGATCAAGGCGTGGGAGAAGTCCGACACAAACCGAGACCCTGACTGGACCGTGCCGCGCACCGAGGTGGACGCGGTGGTTGAGCAGGTGATGACCACCTACAACGCCACGCTCTTCTGCGACCCTCCAGGGTGGGCATCGGAGATTGAGGAATGGACTAGGAGATACGGCAAGCGTGTGGCAGTATTCCCTACGGCGACGATTGAGCGAATGGGTCCAGCCGTGGACCGATTCTTTACGGCCGTAGCGACTGGCGAAGGGCTGCGCCACGACGGCTCGCCGCTTCTAGCTCGACATATCTCCAATGTCCACACGCGCCTGACGCGCTATGGGCAGGTCTTGACCAAGGCGTACAAGGCATCGCCTGACCGGATCGACGCGGCGGTCTCCGCCGTTGTGGCGTTCCAGGGTGTAAAGTTCCTGAAGGTTGAACCAAAGCAGACAGCGAAAGTGGAGTGGGTGAACCTATGATTCAGAATATCCTTGAGGTTGTGGGTGC